GATGCACCTAAAATTCTTTATGGAATTAAAGCTAATCAATCTCTTAATTCTAAAATTCATGGTAACTGTTATTCTAGACTCACTAGTGGTTTAGTGCGTTTCTTAATTAAAGAACAAGAAGCTAAAAGTACACTTCTTGCTACTAAAGTTGGTCAAAAAATGACCACAGAAGAACGTGTTATGAGGTTAATGCCTCATGAAATGACAACTAAGTTATTTGAAGAGATGAGTAATTTACGTCTAAAGCGTACTGGTTCGAGCTTGGACATAGTACTTGAACGAATTAATAGTCGTTTTCCAAAAGATAAATATTCAAGTTTTTCTTATGGATTATGGCGGATTAAGGAGTTGGAAGAAGAATCCTATAGTCGAAGTCATCGACGCCGTGCGGCCGGTCGTAAATTAGTTTTCTTTACGGGAGGAACAAATGGATAGAAACAAAAGCAAAGATAGCAATGAGTTTCTAACAACTTTTACGAACTCCTACACCAAAATGATTGCAACCAGCGAGTCAAGTTATTCTTCTCGCTATTCTTCAACTTTATATCAAAAACATCGCTCAAGAAAGTATACGCCAGAAGAAATTGAACAGATTATTGAATCAGGTTCTTTGGCTTCAAAAATTGAGTTATCTCGTACTTTCTTTTATAAGGGCGGGTTTTATCAGCGTATTTTGTTGCATTATGCTACTTTGCTCAAATATACGGGTTTATTAATTCCTAATCCAAGTTTTGGTAAATCTCTCTCCGAATCGTTTATTGAGAAAAAGTATAATAATGCGGTTAATTTTGTTGATAAAGCTCAATTGCCAGACCTATTCACAAAAATGGCAATTACTGCTTTGCGCGATGGGTGTTATTATGGAATTATACAAACTGTTACTAATGAATCCGTTGTATTAATTGATTTACCAGTATTTTATTGTCAAACTCGTTTTAAAGATGAATTAGGAAATGATTTAATTGAATTTGACGTATCTTATTTTGACACCATTATTGATAAAAACGATAGAAAGGCTGCATTACAGGTATACCCTAAAAAAGTATCTGATTGGTATAGGAAGTATAAGTTAGGTAAAGTAAAGAAGTGGGTATTTATTCCTGCTGAACTGGGTGTGTGCTTACCATTTTTACATGGTTCCCCAGCTTTCTTAAATATAATTCCTGCCGCTATTGAATATGACCAAGCAAGAGATATTAATAAAGAGAGGGATTTAGAAGAAATTCGTAAGGTTCTCGTTCAGAAGATACCACATTTACAGGACGGAGCGCTTTTATTCGAACCGGATGAAGCTGAAGTTATGCATAAAGGTACGGTACAGATGATGAGGGGAAACCCAAATATTTCTGTATTAACAACTTATGCTGATGTGGATGCAATTGTCTCAAAAACTTCTAACGATAACGCTGTTAGTAGTGTTGAGAAATCACTTACTAACATCTATTCCGAAGCTGGTGCTAGCCCGCAATTATTTGGTACAGAATCTAACCTATCATTAGAAACATCTATTAATAATGATATGGCTTTGATGATGACCTTCGCGCGAAAGTTAGACCGACTTATGACTTTCATTATTAATGACAAGTTCGGAAATTCGAATATTTCTTTCAAATATACAATCCTTCCTATAACTTTTTATAATGAACGAAAATACACTGAAGATGCTCTTAAAATGGCAAATTCGGGTTACAGTTTCATTCTACCTGCGTTAGCAATGGGTTTATCGCAGAAAGAGCTTGGCAACATTAAGGACTTAGAAAATGATGTTCTAAATTTGAAAGAAAAACTAATTCCTTTAAGCACTGCCTACACGGAATCTGGTAATAGTCCAGGTAGACCTGAACTACCAGCCGAGCAGAAAAGTGCGAAAACAATTGCTAATGAAAAATCATTAGATGGCGGAGGTTCAAGCACCAATGGATAAAAAGAAATTAGCAAATTTTTCTCTTTCTCTTTATGGTAATGTAACCGCCTATAGTCAGACAATGTCTCTCGCAAGATGCCGCATTTTTTATAAAGGCGGTAATAGAAATGGGACTTATATAACGGATGAATTTGCTGAAAAGCTAATCTCATCCTTACCTTACGCGCCGGTCAAGGGTATCTATGATTCAGTTGAAGATGATTTTTCTGATCATGGTACCCAGCGCTCACAAGGTAGAATTTATGGTATTGTACCTGTAGAAAACCATTTCGCTTGGGAAAAACATTTAGATTCAGATGGGGTAGAAAGAGAATATGCATGTACTGACGTGCTACTTTATACCGCCATCTATAAGAAAGAGGCTTTAGATATAGTTAGTTCTGCTCAATCTATGGAGTTATATGCGGATGCAATTGACGGTGATTGGCAATATATCAATGGAAAAAGATATTTTGTATTTACAGACGGTTGTTTCTTAGGACTTCAAGCTTTGGGTACAGATTTTGAGCCATGTTTTGAGGGCGCGGCCTTCTATACTTTAATGGCTGAAAAACTTGCTGATCGCATAGAGCAATTTGAACTAGCATCTAAACTACACGTAGGAGGAGAAGAACAAATGAATTTTAAACTTTCTGATGATCAGAAGTACAATATGATTTGGACTCTTCTTAACCCTAGATTCAATGAGGAAGAAGGCTACGTTATGGACTATGCAGTATGCGATGTTTATGACGGTTATGCTATTGTTTTTAATTTTGAAAATAGGGCTTACGAAAGAGCATATTATACAAAAGACGATGCTTCAGACTCTCTTTCTATTGATAGAAAGGAAGCTTGCTTCATCGTTGATGTAAATGAAGAAGAAAAGCGTGCTCTTGAAATGCTTCATCAGTTAAACGGCGATACTTATGAAAAGGTTGACGAGAATTTCTCTGAAAAGGATGCTACAATTGCTACTCTTACAGAGGAAAAAGCTACTCTTGAAGCAGAAAAAGAAACTTATAGTCAGAAAATTGAAGAGCAGGATTCCGCAATTGCTACTTTACAACAGGAAAAGAGTGATGTTGAAAATACACTAGCTGATGTGAAGGGTAATTTCGAAGCTGCTCAATCAGAAATCGCAACTTTAACTGCAGAGAAGAATGCTTTAGCTGCTTTCAAAGCACAAATTGTTAAGGAAGAAAAAGAAGGTGTAATTGATCATTATGCTGACCTTCTTGATGCTGAAGTTATTACTTCTTTCAAAGAGAAGATTGACGAAATGACTAAAGAAGACCTTGAGAAAGAACTTGCATATACATTAGTTCAGTCTCAACCATCGCTTTTCACAAAACAAAATGAGCCTGGTTATGTACCAAATGAGAACACAACAACTCAGACGGGTATTGAGGCTATTTTGAGTAGATATAAGAATAAGTAATTAATCGGAGGATTTATTATGGCTTTTAAAAGATTTGTAATTGACGGTTTTGGTCAATTAGAATTAAACCAAGTAGCCTTCCCAAGAGATGGACGTGTTGAAGCTCAGTGTGCACTTGATGCTACTGATTTTGCTACTGTTCCTGCTGAGAACGGAATGCTTCTTGCAATTGATAGAGTCAATAGAGCTGTAAAGTTCCCTACTGCTGCAAACATTGAAACTATGCCTGTTGCACTTAACTATACAACTGAGCATATGTATGATGAAAGAGCTAATGCTCTTAAAGATTTCAAGCTTGAAAGAGGTACTTTCTACCCTAGACTTGGATTCCTTTCAGTAGGTGAGCTTTTCACAACTAACTGCATGGGTTATGACAGTGACTTTGCTGATGATGATGCAGTTAAAAATGTTGATCTTAAAACAACTGCTGTTTATGGCGGTATTAGTGATGAGGGTGCAATTTTACTTACTAAGAGCGCTCCTTCAGATGGTCCAGTTCTTAAGGTTGTAGAAAAAACTACTATGCCTGATGGACAGTTTGCATTTAAATTCCAGGTTCTTAAGGCTTAATAGGAGGGTATAAACAATGACTATTCAAGAATTAAAACAGTTAGCTGTTTATGCAGCTAAGGGTCAGGCTCCTACTGAGTTTTCTGTTGAAAACGTAGATGATGCTCTTCGTGATGGACTTAAAGAACTTGTAGGTTCCGTAAATGACTTTATGAGAAACAGATATGATATCTATGATATCATTATCCAAGCTGCTGATGAAGTAGTTCCTAAGAAAGTTATTGATGCTGTAGGTATCTTTGCTGAAGTTCAGAATGTACCACAGGGTCAGAAAGCTATCTTTAGAACTAGACTTGGCAGAACTCGTGCTAGAAAGTTCCTTACTCAGGTTGGTCTTTCTGGTGTATATGAAAGCTTCAGACTTGACCATGGTTACTTTGAATTAAGTGGTCATGCAATCGGTGGAGCTTGCAGACTTGACTTCGAAAGAATGCTTGATGGTGCTGAGTCAATGGCTGAGTACGTTGCACTTCTTACTGAAGCTCAGACTGATGCTGTATACCAAGAAGTTCAGAAAGCACTTCGTGCTGCTGTAACTAAGACTGGTGTTCCTGCTAACAACAGAGTAGTTGGTAGTGGTTTCGACGGACAGGAAATGATGAAGTTAATTTCAACTGTTAGAGCTTATGGTTCTGGCGCTGTTATCTTCGCACCACCTGAATTCGTTGCTGCTATGGGTGCTGATGCTATCGTTCCAGTTCCAGCTAATGGAAATTACGGTGGTGTATATCATCCACAGGATATCGATGCTATCCACAACACTGGATACATTAATCTCTTTAGAGGTACTCCAATTGTTCAGATTCCTCAGTCATTCATTGATGAGAGTAACGTAGAAACTTGGATTGATCCACAACTTGCTTATGTACTTCCTACTGGTGGTGAAAGAGTTGTTAAGATCGTATTCGAAGGCAATACTCAAGTTTACGATTGGACTAACAAGGATAACTCAATGGAAATTCATACTTATAGAAAGATTGGTTCTGCTATTCTTACATATCATAACTGGGCTATCTATAAGAATGAAGAAATTCCTCAGACTTATAAAGAGACTTTAGAATATATTTAATGAACTAAAGGGGAGGGGTTCATCCCCTCCCTGTTTATTTTTAAGGCGTTAAAAGGAGTAAAACAATGGAAACTAAAGTAAAAGTTAAAAGTTTAATTTCTAGCAGAGTATTACTATCTGTACCAGATTTAAGACTTAGACGTGTATGGGAAAAGAAGGGAGCCGTTAAGGTTATTCCTCTTGAGCAACTTGAAGAAGCTATGTACAATCCTGGCGTAGAAGCTTTATTTAGAGAAGGCGCGCTCGGCATTGATGACATGGAAGTTAAAATTCATTTAGGATTAGAAGAAGAAGGTACTGTAGAACCTACTAACATT